CTCGGCTTAATTCAGAGCCTATCTTGTTGTATAGGTCGCAAAGTTGCTCATGGTCTGTGCTGCGTTTGTTCAGCAATATATGCAGTTCCATTTCGGCTTCAAATCTGTTCATCATCGGGACTGATTTTAGAGTATGTCCCCAAAACTATAGCGGAGTAGATTACCGCTATAGTTAGGACTGAAAGGATAGTTATGTCTATTGGTGTCATGTGGTGTAAGGTTTAAAGATAATGAATATTGGCTTTTTTATAAACCTCTTTACATATTTTATACGCTTGGTAAATATGACCATTGAATTCGCCTTCGCTGATTTCTTCATGCTTATAATCCAATACGTCCTGAGCGCTGTTTCTCTGTTCGATTTGACCCGCCTTGAAGGTCGGGCCATCCCAAACATGGGCGCATATAACTTCTGTTTCTGATACTATCTTGCAGCATTGCCATTCGCTGATTCGGATGTAGTAAGGTAATTCGATTTCTCTTTCCTGAGTTGTTGTAATTTGAATTTTCATTTGTTTATTTTTAAGTGTTTAAAATTTATCTATCTTGCCAATCCGTCCGCTGTTGGTCATCGTCAAGGCTGTTGTCATTGGCAACGTGCCATTCGTAATCCCAATCAATGGAGTCGATTATATCTCTGAATGCTTCATCATTGACTTCGGCAAGTATATAGGACAAGTCACCGACAAATTTTCGGTCGATATACAAATCAATGGCGAAATGCTCGTGTGAAAGGTCATAGGCTTCGCGCGGGCTGCTTACGTTGCAGCTAATCACGATTTCCTGTAATTGGTTTTTACCGCCTTGTTTAAGTGGGCGAAACTTTTGGAATGATGCTTGAAGTTTCATGTTATTGGGGTTTTTATTGTTTGTGATTAATGAATGAAAGGGCGTTTTGCCCCTGTGGTTAGTTTAGTAATTTTGCAGCCCATTTCTCGGCTGTTTTTACGGATGTAAATGATTTAGCTTGTAAAACTTGCTGCTCATTATTATAGATTTGAACATACATAGCTCTAACGTTACCGCTTGCATCTGTTGTGATGTTTACTGCTTTGCTTCCTGTTGTGTTTTTTAAAGTTGTCATTGCTTTATCGTTTTGTTGACACAAAGATATATCATATACATATACCCCCGCTACCTATATTGTTAATGAATTGTTAATGATAGTTAATAGTGTGTATATTGAAAATATGGTGTATATTTGCAAAAACTAATAGTATGCAAGAAACACAACGCAAAAATATCGACATCCCTTATCCCGTATTGCAAGCCCTGGAGATCATCGGATTGAAAGAGAAGCCAAACGGGAACAAGTACCCTAAACACATCATCGAAGACTTGTGTATTGATTACACGATTAATGCCGGCTATGTGAAGCGGGATAAGGCAGGGAATTTAGTAAGGACCAATAAATAGTATACCCATGCACTTCAACAACCTAAAACAATTCCTCGAAAGCGGACTGAGCCAAAAACAATTCGCCATCAGTCAGGGCATAAGCGTAACCGGGATGGCCGATAGACTAACCCGCGAAATGAAGCGTTTGTTATCTACAAACGTAATCGAAGCAAAACGGATCGTAGGCGAAGTATCCATCCACATTGATGACGTTAAACGTAATCGGGCTAATTGGCTCAAAGCTATTGAAGCCTATAACCAGACAATGTGCGCACCCGTTGACATCAAAACCGATAACCGAAAGATAAGTGAGTTGACGGTTAGTGAGTTTGTGGGAGTGATGATGAAGGTGATGGGCGGTGAACGCTAACGGCAGGGCGGTTGGCGAAGTGCATAATTTAAAACTAAAATAATATGACAAACGAAGAAATTAAAACACTTGCAGACGGCTATTATGCTGGTAATGCAGACTGGTTAAATAAGGAACAAGAACAAGATACTAAAGTAGGTTGGAGGCAAGGGTTTGCTTACGCATTGCGCCAATTTGCTGTTAGCGGTAGTTTTTTTAATGAAGTAGCAATTATGGAAGCGGCAGTTACATGGTGCGAATTTGTTGGTTATGATAGCAAAGATGAAAAGGTATTTAATGCTTTTGTCATGGGTGCGAAATTAGCAATCAGTAATGATGGTTGGCAAAATTGCCACTAACGTGATGCAGATAAGCGAAGGCACAAATAGCGGTGGCATTCTGCGGTTGGATTTGGGCTTTTGCTTATGTGCTGTTATAACCAATGCTTTTGATATGTAAAGAAAAGTGCCAAAACCTATACACGTTGTAAAAACATATAAAGAAAACATCAAATATAAATATGGAACACGAAACATTATTAAACCACGAAAACGGCAATGACGCTAACCGCTTGTTAGCGGCTGCTGCAATATGGTGGGAAAGGCTTACACCGCTGAAAAAAGAACTGTTTGAAAGTAAGTATGGTAAAATTGATAATCAAAAAATAAATGATATTTATAAAATGCACACAGATTGGTCAAATGATGATTTGGAGCAGGTCAGCAGTTGCCGCTAACGCAATGCAAATATGAGAAGTGTGGAATGTCACACGCAATCCGTGAAAGTTGACGAACAAGTAACGCTCTTGGGTGGTATCCAAGTTCATTTGCAGCCCGCCCCATTTCTTATATTTGATGTTATAAAATCGTTTTAATTTTTTATAACCCCCAAATACACGCAATACCCTGCGTCTATTCAGCGTCCGAAATACCATACATTAACCCGCATTATGCCCTACAATGTAGGGTTAATCAATCAATACATGAATGATTGATGATGCATTCATTACTAAAAAATATGTGTAATTCTTGCTATCTGCCCGTTTTCCTTACAATGTAAAAACCCCTCTACCGCTTTCGGTGCGTGCTGATATCCGTTTCTATGATGCCAGCTATCTGTTCCGCTTGGGCTTCTTAAACTTTCAACAGTTACTCCAATAAAGTCTTTGCTTGTTTTATGATGAACGTGGTGTGTATAAACGTATCTGTGCTTAGTTTCTGCCCACTCTTTACTAAACTCCTGTGCCATCAACAGAGGCAAATCTGCTATTTTTGCCCCATCTCCATGAGTTGTGCAAATCAGATTATTAAAATACTTAAACCCCTTCCTGTGGGCTATCGAGCAGTCAAAAACTATATTTTTACAATCTTTAAAATAGGTTTCTACAACTTGCGCTAAAAAGAATCCGTTTGTGTAATCGTGGTTACTTGGGTTAAAAGTAAATTGAACATCTGCTACCCCAAGTAGTATTTCCAAAACTTCTACGTATAGCTTTTTAGCTATTAAAAAATTAGTATGCCACATTCCATCTGTATCTTGTGGTGTTCCGCTTGTGGTTGTTCTTTTTGGGCTGTCAATATGTAGTATGTCATTACCGCCAATAAACAATATTTTGTCAATATTAAATGAACTCACTTTTTTTAATATCCCTTCAACCCCCTCTAAAACTCTTTTAACCGCCACTTGATTATCGTAAGATTCGCCAACCTCAAAAGCAGTACATAGCTTTCCAATGTGTATGTCGGCTGGGTCTAATACAAGTAAGTAAGATTCTTTGCTTTTTACTCTTTCGATTTTTGGAAACTTAGGCGCATACTCTTGAATGTCTTTTAGTAATGCTTCCCTAAAATCTACTTCTTCTTTTTGTTCAGGCTCCCGATAATTCGGATTAACTACAAAAAGTGACGCTTCTTTGTTTTTAATCCACATGTTCTTTGTGGACGTATTCGGAACATCAAGATTATTTGTCGCATTATATATCCCTTCATGCTCATCTAACAACCGCTTTTCATGTCGGGCTATAAACCGCCTGAACCCTCGTACTATCGGGTCTTCATCCCTTTTTGCGGTTGTGTTTAATATTTTCTCTACTATCTTCGAATGCCCCATGCCTTGCCGTAGCAATTCGGCTATTTGGGCGTCGTATTGGTAGTAGTCTATTGGTTTATGTGACATAGGGTAAGTTTACCGACCTCTGTTATTTTTTGTCCTTTCATATCCATGTTGAATTAAAAATTTCGCCATCTCATTTCCAATCATTTCGACTTGGGCCTCATCAAGATACGGCTGTAGATAATGCGTGTATTCATGTATCAAGGTGTTAAGCAGTTCTTCGCCTTCAAGTCTGCTATCAATCTCAATTTTATTTTCAGGGTGGTAAAAATAACCCCTTGCGTATCGTAGCTTTTTGTATTCGACTTTTACTTTTTTTGGCATGACCTTTGTTTATGTGGTGATAAATAACAAACCCCGATGTAGACACATCAGGGCGTTCTTTTTAAACCTACCTATGCTAAAAGTTTTATGCGGCTGCATTATTTTTATTTTAGTCCATTGAAAAAAGCCTGAGCATACCCAGCAATTAATACGTCCTTATCCCGCCCGTTGATGATCTTCCGGGCATTAATCCAATCGGTTTTTGTTGCGCTGAAATATTGTGATAGTTTCCGGCCTGTAAACCATCCATGAATCATACCTTCAAACATGATATCGGTTGCAATTTCTAAATCACAAGCCAATTCAGGATTATTCAGCAAATCAACTCCCAACTTTTTACCCGCTTTCTGATAATTCTCATACCACGTTAGCTGAACGAATCCACGCCCATAGTATAATTGGTCGGGAGTAGTGTACGGCTTTCGGTCCATTCGAATCTTGCTGCCATAAGGACGCCCTTTACCTTTGCCAAATTCAACAATGGGCTGCATCGTTTTTGCTGTTTCATGGAATACGGTGGCCAAACAATACGCCAGTCCTTTAATTCCTATTTCTGAATACTTTTGTTCGTATTCATCAATTATAGCATCAATGCCCTGAATCTGCTTTGCATTATACTTTACAAACAATGGCCTTACGGTATCGAATAATCTTTTGCGCTCAATCATAAATATACTTTTGTTGTTGGCCCTCCGTCCTCAATTCCGATATGTTCAAAAAAGATACCCGCTATGGTTAGTTCATCTTTGAATAGAACCGCATCTGTTACTGAGGTCGATACGGTTACTACGCTTGGCGTATTGCAGTCGTAATGCAAGTGGTAGCTAATTCCTAAACCTGAAAGGATTGTTGTAATGCGTTGGATGGGGGTCATCGTGCTTCGTTTTCAGTTGTTTTATCAGGAATCAAACGACCCAATAACGTGAATAGACTCCAACTTTTCGAGGTTGGAACTAAGCGAATAATGACTTCATAAACCGCAATTGCAGCCGTTGTAATTGACTCCCAATGCTCCTGAATTAATTGAATAATGTGCATGATTTATAGTTTTTAAGCGTTATTTAATTTTAATTTTGAAACGGCCTTATTCATGGCGTTTTTTAGTTCGGTGTTATCAGTTACGGCTTTCTCAAGAAACGGCATCAATACATCGAACGCTGAACGTATCTCAATCATTTGCGTTTGTATCTCTTCAAGTTGACCCATGACTAACTTAAACTCCTTTTGCAGTTCATTGTATTGTGTCATTATTTCATCCCGTCCCAATTTAGCCACTTCTTCTTTCTTTAGCTTAATCTTTCCGTCCGTTTCCGTTTTCTTTTTCGCAAGGTCAATCCATGCCCTAACCGCTGCCCCGATTAGTAAACATATCGTCGTAATCCAACCCCCGTATTCCTTAATTTCGTCAGCTGCCATGAGGTTATTTTTAAGCTGTTGTAATTAAACCCAAAATATCATCTGCCAAGTCTTTCGTTTTTGCTTGTCCGTGAGCTGTTCCGTTTACTTTAATTACGTTATCCTTTGTAAGGATAGGCGATTTGCGCCCTTCATGGGAAACGATTTGAAAGTAAGGTGCAACTTGTGCATCACCCGCAGCGTAATAAATTATCGGGTCATGATATTGAGAAAACGAATAATTTTCAGGTGGTGTGCTTGCTCCTGCTGCAGTACATTCGGTAATGATGATTGATACATCATTATTTCCATGAGCGGTCTTGTCGATGTTGTAAAATGCCATGTTTGTTTATTTTTTAGTTTATGATTAATTTTTATTTCCAAATTCCTGATACCTTAATTTTCGGAGTTGATTGCTTCCAAGTCCCTGATACCTTAATCCACGTTATCGCCTGCTTCCATACGCCCGATACCTTAATCCACATTAGATTACCAACGGGCAATGCCACCAATGGCATTTGATTAATCTCGATTGTCGCTCCGTCAAATAACCTCCTGCTTGCCATCTCTAAACTTCATTTAAGATTATATTGCCTGATAAGGACTGCACCCCGCTTTGAATGAGCATCAAAGTTAAGCAAGCGTCGGGATTTATCTCTGCAAACTGCCCGATAACGCCACCCGTTGAAACCATATCTAAATCTGAACGCCCTGTGAATGACTCCATTGATAACACGGCCAACGGCTTGAACAGGCATACACCGATTGCTGTACCTCCTATTGATGCTGCAAGGTTAATTGAATCAACTGACTTAACGCCCGTATCACCTACGGCCAATGGGATAGGTATTATAGCCCCTGTCTCACGAAAGCCCGTACTTCCTATTACCGTTGCCGTTGATGTTTGGCCTGATGTGCCTGCCTGATTCGTATAACCGACGGTAAATGTAGTAGCAGTTGACCCGACCGTGTTTTGGATGTAAACACCTGCCATAACACCAACCCCACTTGTATATCTTGTCAATGCTGCCGTTGGTAGGTTAGTCGTTTGTGAACCTGTTATGGATGAATTGATACCGCCTTGTAAGTTAAGCAAGTCGACCAACACGACACTCAAACCCGATGCGCCAACTGCTGCTAAACGCGCTCCAAGCAATTGCAAGCTACCTGACCCGATTAATGGCAATGGCCCAATGGCTTCATCACTTGACTTGTCCAATGCAACGGGCGTTGTTCTTGTTGGT